GCGACGGGACGGTCAGCGCGGCGCCGGCCTTGACGGTGTGCGTGCCGATCTGCTGTACCGGGAAGATCTCGCCGTCGACGGCGTCGTATCCGGCGATACCGAAGGCCTGTTCGCCTGCGCCGCAGGTCGAGACGTGCGGTTCCTGAAAGGTGCCGCCTGCGACCAGCTTGACGAAGGTCGAACCGGTGATCGGGCCGACGGCCTTAGCGGAGGTCGTGCGGGTGTCTGAGTAAACCTCGAATGAGGCGTTGACGGGTGCGAAGCTAGACATAATTTGCCTTCCTTAGATTCCGGCAGCTTCGGCGGCTGCGAGCAGTTCGGCTTCTTCCGAAGCGGCGTTCGGGGCGTGGTCGGCGCCGAGTTCGATCACGCTGAACCGGGGGGTCAGGGACGAGAGCAGGGTCTCGGTGCCTTCGGGGTTCAGGTCGTAGGACGCGGCGAATGCGACGCGCTCGGCCGGGGCGATCCGGCCGGTGCTGATCGCGTTGTCGAGTGCGGCCTTCTTCCGATCGGCGGAACGCTCAGACATGAGGATCTTGTGATCGGCTTCGACCTGCTGCATCGCGGCGAACTGCACCGCGGTAAGCGTCACGGTCTCGGGTGCGCCTTCGCCCAGGGCGGCAGCGGCAGGGGCAGCAGGTTCGGCCGGGGTGCCAGCCGGTGCGGCGGCTGCGGCTTCGGCGGCGATCTGCTCGGGGGTCTTTTCGGCTGCCGGGGCGGCGAGTTCGGCAGCTTCGACGGCTGCTTCGATCTCGGCGTCGGTGGCAGTCTCGGGCAGACCGAGCTTCTTCTTCAGGGCTTCCAAGAGTGCCACGGCGGCAGTCCTTTCGTCGGGTGTAGTGCTTCCAAGGTCAGCGTTACCGTCAGCGCCGGGGGCGTGTGGGACGGGGGCCGTGTCCGTAGCACCTTCGACCGCGAACGCGACAACCGAGTCGCCCGCCAGCGGTTCGCCTTCGGCCGCGTACAGGCTCAGAATGTCGTCGAGACCCTTCACTGCCGGGGCCTTCGCGCCGAGCAGCGCAAGGCCGGTCAGGGCGGCGCGGTACGTCTTCCCGCTCGGCGTCTTCGCACCGAGGGTCATCTCGACGCTGCGGCGCCGGAACGCCCGCGGGATGATCGCGGCGAGCTTCGACGGTATATCGGTCAGGTCGCCGATTAGCGTCTGCTTATCCGGCGAGAGCTTCAGATTCTCGATCCAGCCGAGCGCCGGCTGACCCGTCGCTAGGTTCAGGTCGCCGTCGTGCCCGATCTTCAGCGCGCCCCGGTCGATCTCGGGGTCGTGGTAGGCGGCGACGGCGTCGGCCAGGTCTTCGGGCGTGATCGTGCTGCGGCCGGTCATGCCGCCCCAGGTGCCAGCCTTCACAAGCTGCACGTCTTTGAACGTCGTCGTAGCGATAGTCATGCGGCCAGCGTGCCGGGGCGCAGGCTGGCCGTGTGGGAAGGCTTAGCTATGCGTCAGGGTCATCCTGCGGCACGTCGCCGACGGGCGTCATCGCGTCAATCCGGTCGGCCGCTTCGAGGTACTGAACGTGCAGCAGTTCGCCCGTCGCCTTCATGACCAGCGTGTACGGCTGATCGAGGACGTCGAAACTGTAGTCGTGATCGACCAGCAGTTCGGCCGCGCCGTCGACGATCAGCCAGGCGTCGGCGTCTTCGTAGCCGTAGTCGGCGACCATGTACGCGCCCTTGTTGCCGAGATCCCGCCAGGCCGGGGCGTTCGCCTTCATCGCGAGTTCGCGGGCCTGCTCGAAAGTCGTCGTCACTTCTTCATCCTTATCGCTTCGGTACGGTCGAACTCGGCCTGAACTTGCGCCAGTACGTCGGGCGGTATTTCTTCCCACTTGCGCGTAAACGGGTTCACTCGGTATTTCGCCGGGACCAGGGACCGCGACCCGTCAGGGTTCAGCCTGACGCGGTGCTGCGCCTGCGCTTTCATCTGCGTTACGGTCGGGAGTTTACCGGCCAGTTCAGACGCGAGTTCGGGCGGGCGGGTTTCGAGAGCTTCGGTCATTCGGTTCGTCGGGATCTTGTCGTCGATCCTGACGACGCGCAGCGACTGCGGCTTGAACTTGCCGGCCGCGATATGCCGGGCGCCGTCAGTGTTCCCGGTCTGCCCTTCGAGGTAGACGGCCTTACCGTCGACCTTTTCCCAGTTGAATGTGTGCCCGCCCTTCTTCGCCCAGTGCAGCGACACGAAGCCGCGGGCGCCGTCGGGCAGCGACTCGATGTATTCATCCATCTTGACGCGGGCTTCGACCGAGCCGTTCGGCAGGATCTTCTTACCGTCGAAGTGCGTCGCCTTCGGCTTCGGCAGGGTCGAAGCGTAGATCGGCTTTACCGGGTTGCCGTCGGCGTCTTCCCACCATTCGGAAATATATTCTTCGTCGTACCGGCCCTTGCCGGCCTTGACCGGCGCGGCCTTCACGGCGTACCCACGGCGCTGCATTTCGTAGGCCTGCACGACCGAACTGCAGTTGTTCGAATAGTTCTTATCAGCGCCCAGGCTGGCGGCATAGCCCGGGTTTGTAAACGTGGCGACCGACGCGGGCTTACGGCGCAGCGCGTCAGGGTCGACGGGCAACTGATCGAGGGCGTCGTACCGCTGCACCTGACCTTTGCGGCGCTTCGGCGGGGTGCCGGTCGGGGCCGGGGGCAGGCCGGGCGCTGGCGGGGCAGGCGCGGCCGGCTCAGGGGCAGGCGCCGGGGTCTTCGGGGTGGCGGGCTTGCGCTTGCGGGGCGTCTTCGGGGCCGGGGTCGGCTCGGGCGCCGGTTCAGGGGCAGGCGGGGGCGCGTCGGTGCCCAGTGGATTGTACTGGAAGACGAGCGTGCCGCGGCAGCGCCCGCCGCCCTTGCAGGCCCCATAGCCGCCCGCTTCGTATTCGATTTCGGCTTCGGTCATCGTGGCATAGTCTTTGCCGTCGACGCGCGCGCAGGCGTCGCAGGTCGCGCCGTCGAGCAGTTCGCTCGCGTGAATGTTTTCGGGCTGCATGGTCTTCGCCGCTTCGACCCGGCCGGCGCCGTGCGCGGCGTGGATCGTCTGCCGGGCGAGGTCTTCGGCCCCGTCAAGCGGGATCGCTTCGAGCGACCCCTGCACGTCGGCCCGGGCGATCGTCGGCTGCGCCAGGGTGCGCGGTTCGAGCATGTCGGCCTGCAGCTTGGACGTGAGTCGGGTCCAGGGGTGCAGCGCGACGGCCTGCGCGAGCGGTTCGAACCGGCCCGGTGCGGCGGTCAACGGTTTCGGTGTCTTCTTCACGCCCTGACGGCGTGCTTCGCCGATCACGATTTGCGCGGCCCCGGCGTAAACCTGCCCTAGAATGGCGGACATGGCTTTAGTAGCAGCGGCGGTCTCGGTGATGACAGCCTTCGGCTGCGCCCGATTCAGGGCCGCGACCGCTTCGACGATCTGAGCCGGTTCGGCTGCGTCATCTGCGCCGAAAATTGCGCTGATAACGGCCATTATGTAAACCTGCGCGTTACTGGCGAGTAACTTAGCGGCTTTTTCGGCCGCGTTTTGCTCCAAATCGTGGATCTCGCCGAACCGCATTTTCGCCCGTTTTTCGGCAGGCGTCAGCGGCCGGATAGCGCCCGGCGCCGACTCGCCCGCGTCGGTCTGCGCGAGAATAAGCTGCTGTTCGGCCTGCGCAAGCAGCACTTCGACCGTCAGGTCATGTTCGATCGTGTCGCATTTAGCGCACATGAGACCCGGCGCGGTATTCGGCGAGTTCGGTCATGATCGCTTCGAGCCGGGACAGCTTCGGGTGTTCCCCTTCGGCCAGGCCGACCGCGGCCGGCGCCGCCGCGGTGCCGGGCTTCGGCGCTGACGGGGTGCCAGGGACGGGCGGCGGGGCGTTGTTCAGGTCCGTACCCGCGGCCGGGGGCTGCACCGTGACCGGCAACAGGCCCAGGTGCTTGATCGCGTCGAGGCCAGCAGCCTTGACCGATTCTGCCGGGTCGAAGCCCGAACGGATCAGCGCGCCGACGATATTCGCCTTGTTCAGTTCATCCACGCTCGGGTCTTCGCCGCCCCGGGCGGTCTTCGGGTCAGCGGCCGGCAGGCCCGACGCGGAGCGCATGAACGCTTCGAGGTTCGCGTCAGGGGTGACGATCTTCGCGTCGACGAGTTCCTTCAGCGCCGACGTCGTGATCGCCTTGTTCGCGGACAGGTCGCCCGGGGTCAGGACCGGGTAGGGTTCGTCGGCGCCGAAGTTCAGTTCGACGAGATCCCTGATGACGTGTTCGGTCGCGACCCGGCCGAAGAAGTCGGCCACGCTTTGGACGGCCTGCGTGAAAATGTCGACGAACGTGTCGCCCAGGGACCGCGCCCCGCTGTCATGGCCCAGGGTTTTGAACATCGCAAGAGCCGACTCGGCGATCTTTTCATCGTGATACTTCATGTGGGGCAGCGGGTCGACGGTCTGCCCGGTCACGCCGGTCAGTTCGAGCTTCGCGCCGCCGCTCGGCATGGCCGCGCCAGCGGTGGCACCGGCCCGAAGGTTCTGCACCATCTGCTCGGCTTCGGCCTTCGAAACCTTTTCGTTGTCGTAATAAACGGTCGGGATGCCCATACCGTTACGCTCGATGATCTGCGCGGACAGCCGCAGGATCTTATCGCCGATCATCCAATTCTTGTAGACCGTGCGCAGGATCGACCGGCCCGACCAGTCCGCTCCTTCCCTTTTGTGGCAGTAGAACACCAGGCGCTCGACCGGGATGAACACGTCATCCTTCGCCTTCGCGTCGAGCGGCGGCTGACTGATGCCGGCGAGACCGCCGTCGCGGCCGACGTGGATCTGCGAGATCGTGCGCGGCAGGCGCGGCGCGAGCTTCCGCAAGTGCAGCAGCAGGTCGGTCCCGAGAGCGGCCTGCTCGGGTGTGGGCGGGCCGGGTTCGTAGACCTGCTCGAAGGGCATGAAACCGAACGGCAAGCACAGCAGCGCGGTCTCTAGGTGGTCGAGCCAGACGATGCCCTGTTTGCGTTGCCGTTCGAGGGCTTCGCCGGGCAGGTCGAGACCCAGTTCGGAACGCACGAAGGTCATGATCTCGGGCCTGACGTTCGCACCCTGCAATTGCCAGCGCGCGGCCAGGATCGGCAGGTTGATCGCCGACAGCAGTGACGCGACCTGCCCGTCAGTGGACCGCATTTCGTCGTAGACCGGGATGCTGAGGGGGAAGTGCAGATCAGGGTTTGGGTCCAGCGGTTCAATGACGAACGACGACGCGCCCTTCGCCGTCGCGTCAATAGCGACGCCGCCCGGCGTGCCGATCTCGGGATCTACTTTTACAACCATGCCCCCACCATCGACGACGGCAGGGGCAGGGTGTGGGAAGGCTCTAGGCGGCGGCGGGCAGGGCGCCGGCCTGCCGGTCCAGGCGGGCGCCGATCAGGGGCAGGTAGTCGGCTTCGCGTTCGATCCCGACATGCGCGAAGCCTT